TTGTAATACTGCATTAATTGTTTGTATTGTTTGTTTTAAAATTTGTTTTCTATTAACAAACATTCCTTGTCTAGGTCTAACCCCTATACCAAACTGTTGCTTAATAGGTAAGTTAGGATCAGGAACTCTATTACCTTGTTTATCGTATCCAACTAAACTATCAATCCATTTTCTTTCAAGTTTATCTGCAGGAATGCTGTCTGCTACACCTTCAGTTAACAATTGATATTCATTATGAATTGAATTTTTAGCACTAGTATCGTTAAACTTTTCAATGTTTAGTATAGTTGTATCACTGGAAACTATATTTCTGTAATTGTAAAAGAAAACTTTATCAGATGCAGCAAGTGCAATATATGTGTTTCCTAATGTCGAAGGATCAGTTATTGATGACGCAACAGACGCGGCTGAAATTGTTCTACCTAAAGTATTATCAGGAACTGTCACTTTATTCTTGACCCAGAAATAATATTTTGTTTCTGTTGTTTGTCCAGTATCAACATTTAAAAATTCTTTGAATGTATAAACTGTATCATCAGTATATAGAGGCTGGCCACTTATTCCTAGTTGTAATCCTTCTGTTGTATCTGCAACTGCTGACCATTCGCTAGGAAGTAATCTTGATTCTACCCATTCGTAAACATCTACGCTTGATCCTACTGCCTGCTTACCCCAATTGGCAAGTCTATAAGCAGTATCGCCTTGCTCATAATCTATCCATTTTACGGTAGAAAGATTCCACCACAATTTACCAACATTTTTTTCATACCAAGAAATATTTGCATCGACCACAACGTCATCAGTGCCTACATTATAAATTGCAGGATCATAAGGTGTTTTAAATGACAGTTCTTTTTCTGCTTCAGCAAGTAATTTAAGTTTTCCAGGATCATATATTTCAAGGTTCTGTATTTTAGTGTCAGTTACTTCATCATACAACGAAATTCTTTTGATAGATTCTAAATCTACCTTAGGAGTTTGTTGGCCAACGATTTCTAAAGATTTAATGTTTTGATCTTTTCTAAATAATCTTACCATTCCCGTTACAGGTCCTGTAAAATCTAATGTAGCACCATGGCTGGCTGGGGAGATATAATACGGGGATCCTACAATAACCACATCTGTTGTTAGTGCTACCGTATGACCAAAGGATTCATTTAGTGAAAGATCATCTTCTAATTTTTCTGCTAGATAATATTTAGACCCTTTCTTTTCAAAAACATACACAGCACCAGAATACCCTCCATAGGTTTTAAATGTTGTGTTACTTTCATCAAAGAAAGTTTGACTTTCGTCGAATCTTATTGGGAAATTGTATCCAGTATTGTTTGCTCCAATTACAATTCTGTCAGTATTAGCAGAAATAGCAACGCTCTGTCCAAAATATTCGTTAGGATATCTTCCAAAACTTTCTATCTTTTGTTTTATTCTAAATCTTTCCTGCGTTGAATCTGTTTCATACTTAAGAATGTATGCACTTCCTTGATTCTGGAAATTCTTATCTGCTCTTGGACTAGTTATAACCAGGTTGTTACCACTATAATCTATAGATACAGCGTAGCCTAATTGGTCTCCGCTACTAATATTTTCCACAGTATCAAGATCACTTATATCCTGAAGAGAATCAGCAGTTATCGTTTGTTGTAACTTATAATAACCGTTGGTGTTTTTCTTATAAACAAAAACCTTACCAACTGCTTCAGACGAGCTATCACCAACATTTACCCAAGGATAGCCTTCGTCGGGTGATTGATTGAAACTTCTTATTGTGCTGTCAGGGCCAACTGATGTTATTCCTATATTATCTAGTCTATGATATTGGCTTTCGTGCCTAACAACGTCACCTTCTGTATATTCAAAATTAGGTTGCCAGTTTCCTCTATAATTAGGAAAATATTGGCCGTCTGCATCTACAGCACCAATTACTAGTGTGTTACCAGTGTAGTCCATTGCTAGTGAACTACCAAATTTATCACCTACTTTTATCAGTTCAGCCAGTTGATCTGCGTTCAGTATTCCTGTTGCCAATGTAGAGCCATCATCTTCTATTCCTACACTCTGTGGAAGAGACGTTAGTGTGTTAACATTGTCAAGTTTTATCCAATCAGAAGATTCAATTGTTATTGTGCTACCGTCGCCTTCGTTATCTGCTATGGCTTGCCATAAATTTCCTGCATAATAAACAATACTACCTTCTGGATAGAATGTTTGCTGAATTACTGTTCCTGTTCCTTCTGTAGGACCTGTTGATGCAAACACTGTGCCTGGGGCATTGCTAGATGCGCCGACTAATAAGAAGTTTGAAGTTCCGCTAGAACTAATTGTATAAGTTCTACCGGATTTCATTTCCTCAGAAGTAAATGTTCCGCCTGGCTCATACGTTCCTTTATAGTTAGAATTTTGATCGAGTATCCACCCTTCTGTTTCATTATATACGTAAAGGTAAACTCTTCCCTTGTTGCCCGCAGCACCGGGTGCAGAAACTGCCATTGAATAAGTATTTCCATTCTTGGCTAATGCTATTTTACTTCCAAAATATCTGTCGCCATCGGCTCTAGGACTTACAAAACTATCAACTAAGTTCCATTGGTTAGCAGAATATCTATAGACAGATATCATTCCTTGTTCTTGATATCCTTCAGAGGAACCCGATTCTAATGCTTGTATATTTTTGACAACTTCCCAATCATCTGTGTAGACATTAATTGTGCTACCGTCGGCAACAACCGATCTTACTGCCTTCCATAATTGCGCACCATATTGAACAATATCTCCAGCAGCATAAGAATCAAAAGAATTAAAAACTCCTCTGAAGTTACTTCTTATTCCGCTTGCCTTCGGTGACCCTATAACTAACCACTGATTATCAGGGCTAGTTGCGATTTCATCGCCAAAGGTGCCTGTTACCGCTGCGGTAAATCCTTCAATTGGTTGCAATAACTGTTTTACATCTAACCCAGTAGGTGTCTCTAAATAACAAACAACCAGTGCCGAACCTGTTATTGATGCTATTATTTGTTTTTGCTGCTCGGCATATATTACTTTTTTACCTGCATGAATGGGTGTGCTTGAACCAAAATTTAAAATTTTCTTAGAACTGTATTGTTTATTTTTTTCTAATACTTCCCACTTACCATCGGAATTTTTATCTATGAATAAGTTTGATCCTCTTCCCATCAATGCAACCTGTTCGGGATCCATATCATCGTAAGTCGAGTATCTTGCTTCGGTAAGCAGCACAGGGTAAGCAAATGAACTAGGTTCAAAATTGGTATCTGCTGGAGGTGTATCTGTTTCAAATGTAACTGTGAAAGTTTGAACTGATGTTATCTTATGAAACCCAGTTATGTCTCCTAGATCAGTTAATCCTATAATATCATCTATTGATAAATTATGTCTTTTATCAAATTTAATTGTTACAATATTTTTGTCTGTGGTTATATTAGTTATGGCTAACTCATTTACAAAATTAACCCTCAATACTGACCAAGACTGTTTATCAAATGTAATCCATATATGATCATTTTCATCAATAAAGTCTATATCTAAATCAAGTATATCATCTCTAGTCTTTAAGATATATTCCACTTGATTAGTTTTTACATATCCTGCAGATCTCTTGGTGATATCATTAAGTGTTGTTGTATTAATTGCTGTAGTATAAGGTATCGGAGCATATAGAAAATCAGACTTGTCAACCCTATAATATCTATCTATAAAATCACCTTGCGAAGTTTCAGTAATTAAAACAGGTTGCGGGTTAATTTCAAACTGGTCCGTTTGTAACTTTAATTCAATATTATCAGATTGTTCATTACCGCCAAACTCAGCAAGTTTGAAAGCCCATTCTTCTTTTAGAGTAACACCTTCTTCTATAGTTCTTCCTAGTTTGTCAAATATCTTTGTTAATGCATTATTGGTGCCTTTTTCTCTGATGAAACCTTGATACAACCTAAACTGTGTAACTTCATCTTCTGCAAGATTTTGTAGATACTGCCTAGTTTGATATCCTATTGTGTGCCTTGCAAGATCTCTCTGGCTGGCTGCTAACCCTTCACTATCAACATCAAAGTAATCTTCTATTTGATTAATTCTATAATCATAGTTAGGAATTAAACTTTTTGTAGGAGTTGAATCTAGTCTGGTCCAATTTTGTGCATTAAAAAATTCACCACTAGTATGATTATCTTTACTGGTATAGTTTACGCCTTGATAATTTATAATATCGCCTAATCTATAATCATTGTAAGGTTCCCAAGATTCAATATTAACATTATCAAATATGAATCCAGGCGAAGTATAATCGCCGTCCCAATCAACAGTTCTAAATCCTTGAACCTTTATTCTTTCCTGTCTATATCCCGTTGGCTTATCAAATATTACATCGTTAAAAACTGTTCTATCAGAGAAAATTGTTACATGCTCTTTTAAAACATAGTTAACTTTAAGATAATATATTCCTTTAGTTGTGTTTGTTGTTGATATTTCAAAAGATTGAAAATCTCTGATTACATCAACGTTAGCCGGCTGAATTGGTTCACCTGTATCTGTTAAAATATTATATTCATAAAAACTATCAAACAAATTATCTGCAACACCAACTGGAATAGTAATTTTTAATTTTTCTGCTCCGGGGCTTAGTGTAATCAAACTTCCGATTGACCAATTGTGTCTTGACCAGAACATAAACTCTTTACACGCTGTAGTAAAGTCCTGCGTTACCTGATTGTCATTGTTGTAGTTTTCAAAAATCAATCCTTGGCTCTTTAGGTATTCTTCATACCCTAAAAGAAAATCTACAACGTCTTGGACTAATTTTAGTGTAGTTCCATAACTTAATTGTTGCAATCTAAACTTATTGAAATTTCTTCTGCGTTGTGCCGTGACACTTCCTATTGTTGGTAGTTCTGGAAGTTTAGTCCATCGAGACTCTTCAAATTCATCAATGCTAGTATGCGTTTCCTTAGCTCTGTAATACATATTTCTGTATTCAACAATTGCGCCATTATTATATTTTTGTCCTGTTGACCAAACAACAAAAGTTGCACTAACGCCGCCGACTGAAAGAACTGGATCCTTTTGATTGGCTACCGAAGCATAATAATTAAAATACGGATTTATATCGTCATATCCGTTAACAATCCAGCCGCCTTGTGTCTTTTCTAAAATTACTCCGCTGTAGGTTACACTATCAATAGGTGAACTTACATTAAAAACAATATTGTAGTTTTCTGGCGGAACAAATATGCTTGATGACGCAGACTGTGGACTCTTGCTATCTAGCAAATATTTTTGCTGTGACTTATCAACAAACCCGCTAAGTCTTGAAGATAATCTTACGTTTAGATTGGAGAGTATGTCCTGCCCAACCGTTATAGGATTTCCTTGACTCTTCAAATAACTTGTAACATATGCGCTCAGCCCTGAAGACTGTGTTTCGCCTGGGTTAGGAATTGTAATTTCATTCACTGTAAGGAACGTATTTGTTGCTGAACTTACAATTTGGTTAACTGCATTTCTTTTGGTCTTTGATCTATCAAAATTAGTAATAATAAATTCATAAGGTCTTAATAACGATAACCCTATCATAATAACAAATGGAAATTCGCTACTAGATCTGTAAGCATATTCAGTCGGTGAAACATCTCCTAAAACAAAACTACCTTTATTATTAACTAAAGTAAAGTTTGTTGCAACACCGCTATCGAGAGGACTTAATAGTTCGCCATCGGCATTCACAGGAATATGAGAAATAATCGATGTTCTTGCATACCTTGAATATGTTCCTGCTCTATCGCCCTGTCTAATAATACCATCTCTAATATCTTCCCAAAGGATTAAGTTACCACTAGTATACGGTGCTGGGCCGTATTCGTCGTCCCACCATGTTGGTTTTTCTGAGAACCCTAAACACTCCCACGGACAACGATGCGGTCTATCTGTGTCGTAGAAATATTTGTATACACCTCTCCACCATCCGGGAATATTCTGGGTCTTGGTGGGGTCCGTCATGTTAGAATAGGTATAGGTAAACGTTTCGTTTTCTTTAAAGAAATCGTTTGTGGTATAAGATAAATTAGTATTTGACACCCATTTTAAAAATTCTTGATTTGCTACTCTATCAAAATCATTTTTAGAAAATAATGCATTTCCGTAATAACCGCCAAGATTATTATCAATATCAAAAACTTTAGGATCATATTCTTGTTTAATATTATTATAAATTCTATATTCTAGTTCTAATAATAAATCGTCTCTAAAATCGTCATAGGATAATGTAATACTTCCGTCGTGTCCTTGAATAACATTTTGAGATTCTCTGTAAGTATCATCAAGGAATTTCATCGGAGTATATTTTTTGTATAATCCAATCGAAGTTGGTGTTGGTGCTATATGACTGTATGCTGTGGATATATATTCTCGTATTTCAATTTTATCACCTACCGATAGTTCTGTTAGCAAGGTCATAAATCCAAATGCAGAATTAAACTCGTAGTCTTTTTTATGTAATAACTGTAAATTATTCAAGTAAACATAAACTGCTTTTCTGCTGAGTGTGTCTAGATCAAACTTTTCATTAAGACTAAAAGTTTTAATTCCTGCATCTTCAACTACATATTCAGTAGAGTTATAAGCACCTGTTCCGATCATATCGGAATCAGCAAAAGGACTATTAATAGTTTTTGTTTTTGTTAGGCTTTCAATAATTTGATCTACTTGATCTGCAATAACATCTGAAGTAAACTCTAGTTCTGTCGACTTTTTAATAAAGTTTTCTTTAAAGGTCGAATATTGTTTTTTAGCAAACTGTAGAGATTTAATTAAGTTTATGTCCTTATCACAAAGTAAAGAAATTGCAGAAGCAGCAATTCCACTGTGCTTTAAAAATCTTTTTGCATTTTGCTGGAAATCCGAAATGTCTCTAAGATTATTTGACCCGGGTAATATTCCATTAAACCTTTCATCAAATTCTAAAGAAGTTCTAATGTGATCAGTTGCTTGTCCAAGTGTAAAAGTTTGTATTTGCTGGTTTAAAGGATTTTTTTCTATACCGACTGGTATTTCGTAATATCCCGATTCTGGTTCAATATCATCAACTATTTTAATTGTTATAATATCTTTTTCAGCAAACGTTCGACTAAAGGTAAATGTTCCTTCGCTTCTAGTGTATGGATCTTTTAAGAGATTACCGTTTAAATATAAAATAATTTTTGCATTAGGAGTAAGATTGTTCCAAATAACTGTATCAAGAATAAAGGCATTTGTTTCTTCTTCTATAGTAGTAGTATCAATAATCGGTTGTAGATAATCTTTTTTTGTTATGGTCCAACCGTTATCAAGAGATCCATTTATTTTAAAATAACAAGTATTAAGATTTTTTGTATATCTTACTTGGGTTTCTGTGTAATTAAAATTATCAGCATCAAAATTATAATCAAAGAGTATATCACCAACATTATCAATATTTAGATATGATAAAGGAAATCCTAGTTCAGTATCAGTTAATCCTGATCCGTGCTTATAACTGATTATTTTAGTTCCATCAAAGGTGCTTACCGGATACGAATCTTGATCTGAAAGACTTATTCCTTCATCATCGAATAGATCAAACAACGGTGCTTGATTTATTGAATTCTTATCCTGACTCTTCTTCCACTCTGTTCCGTTAAAGAAAAACATCTTACCAGCATTTACTGTTCCTCTTCTAATAAGAACACATTCATTTATATTGGAGTTGGTATCACTAGTTTCTTTTAGATTAATTTGCCTACTTCCATTATGGGTAATAAAATTAACTTCATAGATTTTATTATTAGCAAGACTATCTGTATCTGCCGTAACTAATATTCTAGCACCCTGGAATAAAGACTGTCCATCAATGCTGTATCCTGCGCTTCCTTCAATTGTAGAAAACACATCAGTAGTATAATCGTCGATATAATCTACTGTCTCTTTTGCTATGGACCCATGTTCATAAAGTTGTATTCCTGGATGAAATTCGATAATAGGTCTTTTTGCTCTAGAAACTTCCGGAGCGTCAAAATCACTATTTCTAAATTTGTAAGAATATTCCAAGACAGATTTATGGAACCATCTGTTGTATCTACTCCACGGGTTTGAATCTGCACTTATCCTATTAATTGTAATGTAATCCTTGCTTGACGGATATTGACTTGCATCGTCAAACGGTAGTGTGTCAAACCCTTGGTTATCAAATAAAATTTCGGGTGTATCCGAAGATATTACAGGAGGAACAAGATCAGTGAATCTCTTTAAAGAAATTTCTTTTCCAACGCCTTCAACTAACCATGTGTCAGAAGCATATTTTTCTGGTTGCACCTGCCCTCTAAATTCAACGACTAATCCGTTTGATAATTCTACATTGTTTGCACTTGTATAATACTTCTTACCTATAATTTCTTTTTCTATATCTATAAAAGTATTACTATCAATATCAGCAATTATAAATCTTCCTAGCCTATTAGGATCGGTTCCGCTTTGATAATAAATTACATCAGGAGCGTTTCTTGGAACTTCAAAAGTAAGTGTTCCTGTTTCTATAGCATTGTTGTCTACTCCAGTATTATAAACTAAAGATTCTAGAGAAGCAGAGCTGTCTAATAATTCCCAGTCTTGACTATCAATATCAATACTGCTGCCATCTCCTGGTGATATTTCAACTTTTGCTCTCCAAAGTTTTCCGTCTGTAACTGCAAGGTCGCCTGGAAAATAAGTTTTTAAGGGATCGTAATTTAAAGATCCAGTATCATAGTTAGTTCTTAGAGTGAATGATTCACCTGGAGAATTAATATCAAACTTATAAGTTTGTCCTCTATACAAAGTTATTGTAGGATTGTTTGTTTGTCCATCCGGAGTAAACACCCAAGACGACCCAATTCCTTGATTGACCTTATAAGTTGATCGAATTGTTTGTGCTTGCCCTTGGATTGAAATTGGCGGTGGTCCAGCAGGAGCCCAGTAGTATTCGCTATAATTTATAAACTTGTCCCAATCAATAGGAGGATTCCAACTATAGTGTTCTTGGTATGTAGTATTGTCATCTCTATCAATATCGTTACCAAAAAACTTAAGGATATTTTTAAAATCTAGATAGTCATAAAATTTTTCTAATTTTTGATCTTTTTCTACAGTTACACCCGGCTCTAACTGATATCGACTTCTTAGTGTTTGATCAGTATCAAGATAAACATCGGTGCCTTTAAAAGTCTTACCAAATCGTCTACCAATAAATCCAGATAATTTATCAAGTGCTCCTGGTTGTATTAAGGGATCAAGCGCACCTGAAAGAAACTTATCGTTAACTTCTGTTCTAAATGTATTAGGTAAAAGATCTATCGACTTTCTAATAGGAAGTTCGCTTTTGGGATATTTCTTATCTGCCATTATGTATTACTCGCCACTGAATTTGAACTAGATCTAATTTCGGCAGAGGTAATACTTGACACTATTTCAATATCATCAACCGTTGCTCCGCTTACAAAAATTTCATCTGGTTTACTTTGTATTTCAAACAGGCTTCCAAACGCCTGGCTTTGTTGTCTCGGTAGTATAACAAAGTTTGAAACATCTGGAGACACAGAATTAATAACATATGTTGTTAATTCACTTAGGTAAAATCTATCTCCAAAGTCCCAATTGTTGATATTAAAAAATTCATTAATTGCTGTTACAATTCTAACTTTTAAATTATTATCGTTAATTGATTTATTAGGATTTTTAACCACCTTAAATTGTGCTTGAACATTATCTGCTGCTGTGCTGCCAAATAATACTTTATATTTTACAGGATGATATACAATTTCGTCACTAATTGATTTAATAGTATTCAATGTAGATCCATAATCAATTCTTAGACTATCAGTAGTTGGGGCTTCTGGCTGACTTATTGCACCTACCAGGTAGTTCCTAAATTGGGTATCATAATTTTTTGTTAGCAAATATAGATCAATAATATTGGTAACACTTGGATCAATTCTTCTATCTTCACTAGCAGCATGTGTATACTGAAATTTAATATTTCGTCTACCTATATTCGCCTTATACTTACTTTCTAGTATTAGTGTATTGGTTGTTTTATCAACTCTTTTTACTCTATCTTCATTAATATCACTAAAATAAATTAATTGGCCGTCATCAAAATCATTTACATTTACTAGCGTTTCTTTTTCTCTTAGTATGATGGTATCATTAGAATTATCAAAAAGATTATAAATTGTAGACCCATAGGCATCTGTTGTTTTTTCAAAGAACAAATAATTTTTTTCTATATCAGCGCCTACTACTTTAATAAATGAGTCAGGATCATCAATTACTCCGTCGTCGTCTGAATCACTAAACGATAATTTTATTTCTTTAGTGCTTTCATACCCATCGTCAAATTGTATTGTGTCTGAAATTTCAAATGCGTAATCTCTTTTTAGACTTTCAGCACCAGTTGTTGACGGGTTAATGTTTAAAACTTTAACCTTGTCCTTAACTAATTGTCCGGTAATATTATTAAATGCCTTTTCATTTTTATCGAAATAAAATCTATTTTGCGAAACACTACCGAATATGTAATTCATAACTCTAATTCTTACATTATATTGGTCGTTGTCTTTTACAAAACTAAGAAGCCAAGAACTGTCAAGATTTTCGTTTGATGTATCGCCTGCCTTACCAAGGCTAAAACTATTTGTTATATCAAGATTTTGTGTTTGTATTATTTTCCACTCACCTGCATTTGTATCATAACGCAAACCAAAATTCACTCCAGCAAACAACAAATTAACCATTTCTGTTTCTAGTGCAGTGCTTAAATCATTTACAAATCTTGGAACAATACTAGTTGCAATGGCTCCGTTAGGAATATTATCATTAAAAGTAATTGGTCCTAAACCTGTGTCTAAAACACCTCTTCCAGCATTAGTTCCGTCGCCTACTACACTAACTACCCTTGTCCAGATATAATCTGTTTGTTCAATATCCGCACTATCGGTTAAAACTAATTCACCTTTCTTAAATGAGTATCCTTGTGGGGCAGTAAATTTAATATTTGCACCTACTGTTAGATATTTTAATGTATTTGTAGCATACGAACCAACTTTTAACAACGCACTATCAACAGTATTTTTAAAATATCCAGTTCCTATATTCACATCATTAGTAATCGCTTCCCATACTGTTGTAGTTTCACTAAACAGAACTCTTTCAAATTTAGTAATATAAAAATTATATAAATCAGAATTAGAAAATATTCCTTCAATGCTGCTTCTAATAAAATTAATAATATCTGTCTTGTCTGTAAATTTAAAACTTAAAATTCTTTCGTCTTCTTGTTTGTAAATATATCCGTCATCTCCAAATACATTTACTGCACTGTATTTTCCGCTGGCATCTATAATATCAAAATTCCTACTAATACCACTTGAAGTTCTATTGACTGCTTTTACTTTAAGAATATTTTGTGAACTTGCTAACGGTGCAAGATTATAATCTTCACCAGTAATCATTCTGTTTTGTGTATAATAAAGTGCAGGTGCATTTTGTCTAATGTTATCAGAACTTTCCGTTGTAGCAGCATTATTAACTGTATACTGTAAACCTAAATTAATTGTCAATGTATGTGCTATGCCGGCACTATTAAGATAATTTACATCGATAGCGATACCTCTCATCTCCGTTGGAGCGATTGAATACTCTAATCCATTGCTAACCCTGTAGTAGGTTCTAAAACTTCCCTGTGGAAGATTTCCATATATTCCGTCTGCAAATAATAAATTAACCTTATCATTTTGTTGTGTGGAAACTGAATATATGTCTTTGACATTTCCAACAATAGAATTATATGCAATATTATTTCCTACAAGATTGCTTACCTTGGTCCATTCAGTAGTTTGACCTCCTGAACTGTTTAATGAAAACAACCAGATGTCGTTATTATTGATGTTACTACTTTCTACTGAAACTGATTCATTGGTTGTTGGAGTGTTAATTGTAAAGTCAGCAAGTTCTAAACTACCCTGTTTGAACATTAGGTAAAACCCAGTATTTGCACTACCTGGTCCTTTTCCATCCTGCCTATAAACAAATCCTAGTTGATTACCAGGAACAGGTGCTTCTTCATAAATTTCTTCGGCATCTTTAAAACTTGTGCTAACCAACTCAAATGCCATGTTTCGGCCAGCAACTGATTTTGTAAAGGTAAACAGAGGAACATCTGTAGATGTTGTTCTAAATCTATACTGTTCAGTTGGAATGCTTTGTATCGTATCAGTGCCTTGGCTTCTTCCAAATTCTGTATTATCTGCCATTGCTGCATTTAGAATTAGGATAAACTGTTCTGCCCAATTAGTATTTGTAGGATCATTCCATCTTACTGTTTGTTGTGAAAGATCTCTACCATTACTATCAACAATACTTTCTGTAGTTGATATTGAATTGAATTTTAAGAGCCCGCTTGAACTTATATTTCTTTTAGCGTTATACCCAAGCATTCTAGCAATTCTAAGAATACTTTCTTTTCTTTCTGCTAATTCAATAAAGTTTTCTCTCGAAGCGAGATCAAGTCGGAAACTTAAACTCTGTCCCAAAAATGATATTGCATCAATCAAGGCAAGATATTCTGAACTTTCAATATAGTCGTTAAAATCTTCTGGATAATTTTCTCTCAGATACGTTATAATTACTCTGCGAATGTTTTCAAAGTCGTAGGACTTAAAATCTGCATTCTTAAACGTCTGATAGATGCGTTTCCAGTCTTCGTTCAGTATTAAATTATTCTGTCTTGATGTAGTGCTCATTTATGCGTTTCCTATTGTAATATTTAGCACAACTAATAAACTGCTCAGTTTATTACCGAATTGTTTCTATCAAAATTAAAGGTCATTCTCTCGGTAATATTGAACGGGATATAAACAACCTCTGCTTCAATTCTCATTCCTTGTTCAGTGCTATCTACCGATACTGCTTGGACAGCAATTCTAGGATCATAATTAATGACTGTTTCAACATCCTTTGCTATCATGGTCTTTGTTTCTTCAGTAAACTGTTCAAAAATCATATCCCATATTATTGTTCCAAATTGAGGATTTTCTAACTTTTCGCCCTTTCTGATATAAAAATGATTGATAATGTCCTGCTTGACTAGATCAATATCATATAATTTAAACCCATTCTGCTTATTCTTAGAGTTAAATCCTTTGTATGTGAATGCACCATTGCCGCTGTCGCCAACAGATGCTTTGTTAACTGCCACAGATTTTTGATTGTATATCTTTTTCATATTATTTGTCTCCTAGTTCCCTGTCGGTAAATTCTGGGGTTTGTAGTGCAGGAGAAGTATTCTCATGCAATGCCCACGGTTCGTGCATAGGAACTCTCCGCATGATGGATTGAATTTCCCCATCGGCATATTTTGTTGACGCCCATTCCTTACTATAGTCATTATATAGATTAACATGAGTAATTAGATTAGCAATACTCTTAGCAGAGTCTGCTGTTCTGGCTTGTGGACCGTTCATGTGTATTTGTTCTGCTGTTTCGATGTGTTGACCTGTGCTTAATATTTCTGTATTTGCTCCAGCAGTTAAACTAGTTCGCTGTCCTGTTTTAATATCAAGATTAATTGCCTGTTCTATTCTCGTGTTTCCAATAATATCTATATCGAGATCACCAGGAACTTGGACTCCTTCGGCGTTTTCATATGTTCTAGTTTCTATCTTACCGTTGGCTCCTATTAGTAAATTAAAATTAAATGCGCTTTCAATTTGTATTCTGCCTGCTTCGTATTCTAGCTCATCCTGTATTTTAGGAATAGGATTACCGTCAGCATCTCTTCGATGCAACACAGACTTAGATTGATACTCAGCAGTTGCCTTCATGTTTATATTTCGACCTGCTTCCATGTTGATATCTCTATCAGCCTTAATGTTTAAATCTGTTTCAGTATGAATACTAATGCTGTCAGCGGCATAGATATCTATCTTACCATTAGAAGTTAATT